TCTTGTTACATCATTTTTGATTAAAAAATTCCCACTTACATAAGTCTTAACAGTTACATCACCAAATTCAATTTCGATGTCATATAAGTAGTTAAAAGCGCAAATATCTATTATCTGTTCGTTAATCTTAAATAAGCCATTAGCAGCGTTTGTAATAGTTATACCAGCACTTGCAACCGATGTTAAAGATAAACTAGGAATACCACCGTATTCTTTTCGTAATTGCATTTTAATAACAGCACCAACTAAACTATATGGTGCATCATTTAATAACAATTCAAAAGATACTTCTTCAAATGTATCTCCTTTAATATTTTGAAAATTTAATGCCATCTTTCTTTTCTATTTTTTTTAAAAATATTTGTAACTTTTTTACGTTTGCTTCTTTTGGTTTATATTTTTTTATCATAGCACCCATCCTGTGAAATAAGCATCTTTATCCGGAAACATATCAGCATTTGAATTAGCATTATATTCAGGAAAAGAAACTTGGTTAAAACACATATAATCAATAAATCTATTTGTATAATGTTGAGCAATATCTCTTTCTTTTTCTATTAAAAAATCAATTTCATTCTTTTCAACATTAGTAGCATTTTCAGATGTATGTTTGTAAATACCTTTTCCTGCTATTGTAATAGCTAAAAACGGTAATGCTTCTACCATTGTCCAATGTATTACCATTGACTTAATATATTTGCTTAAAAGGCTTGTATATGGCTCTGCAAGTGTATCATCTACAATATCATCATTTAGTTTGTTGAACAATTGAGTTCCTAAATAAGTTTGTATATGTGTATCTTGTGCAATCTTTACAAATTGGACAAATTTATCTGTATCAATGTTGCCATTTAATGCAGTAAATTTAACTATATCATCTCTAGTAACGAATAATGCTTGCATATATCTTAGTTTGTAAATCCCATTTTATCCCAATATTCTTGTGTGTATCCTTTTGTAGGCATATCTGAAGGTTTCATTGCAACCTCTTTTTCGTTTCTTATTCTATAACCGTACTTTTCAGCAGTTGCAGCACTAATGTTTTTAGCTTTAGGACTTGTTGGGTCTATTTTTACACCTTCAAAATTTGCATAAGTACGTCTTAACCATTTATGTTCGCATCTCGCACCGCCTTTATATAACCAAATAGAATAATTTGCAGCACCTTTAACACCAAATCCAGCATTAACCGCTTGACTTTCCATTGCAATAATGTCTTCTTTTCGATATACTTTATTTGCATTTACCATTTTATTGCAAAATTCTCTTTGTCCTGTAGCATTACCACTATAAACGTATCTAGTAATGAATTGAACACCATCAATTTGCTTGTCTTGTTCAGGACTTTTTGCCGTTGGTCTTGCGGTACCTGTTGAAACAAACTTCCAAATTTTAGACATAAATGTTTTAGAAACGGTTGAGGAAGTAACTATCAATGTAGTTGATAATGTTATACAAGTTAATATTAATAAAATTACAGGTACAGCAGTTACAAACACATCAGAACTTATAAATGATGGTGAAGATGGTGTGCATCCTTATATCACTTTATTAGATTTACCATCAAATTTAATATTATATCCTACAACAGTTGCAAGTGATGTTTCAGGATATGTAAAATTAGTTACTGATATACACGACCCTGAGTACAATGTGACAGCGGTAAATGTATCAACAGGAAGCATTACAACAACTTCGCAATTAATATCTTCTTTAATTACAGTTTCAAATTTAATAAATGGAAATCCAGGTGTATTTAATATCTCAACAATTGGAAACATTAGAAGAACTACAGGAAGTGGAACTGCTGAATTTTATTTCAATATTTATAAAAGAGATGCTTTAGGTGTTGAAACATTAATAGGTGTATCAAACCCAACTTTACCAAGTTCTAGTGCTGTATATGCTGAATTTAATTCTACTGCTATTTGGGATGATGGAATATTTATAGATACAGATAGAATTGTTTTAAAATTTTATGCAAATAGAATTTCTGGTGGTTCAAATCCTACTTATGAATTTCAATTTGGGGGCATCACACCAGTTAGAACATTAGTGCCAATACCATTAAGTGTAGTTCCAAACAATCCAACACTTCAACAAGTAACGGATGAGGGTAATGTGACGACAAACCCTATTGATGCTAATATGATTTATTCAAATGGTAATTTAATAGCCGATGAAGTTGGTGCTTTAATTTCCAATAATTCAGTTATTTTAAAAACAAGTGGTACAGAACAAAAATCTATACTATCAGGTAATTATATTAATGCAGATGTGCAAGAATATTATCTTCCAGATAAAACATTGGGTACTTATTTTTTAGCCACTACGGACGACATTCCTTCGCCTATAACAATCGATGCTACACCAACTGATGGCAGTACAAATGCTGTGAGTAGTAATGGTGTGTTTGATGCTTTGGCAACTAAATTCGAACTTCCTTCCTTAACAAGTGGTTCAGTGTTATTTTCAAACGGAAGTACAATAGCACAAGATAATGCAAACTTATTTTGGGATGATACTAATAATAGATTGGGAATTGGCACTACAACGCCAAATGCACCACTTAAATTAGTTTATTCTAATAATACTTATGACCAAGGTTTTAAGATTAGAAATTCTAATACAGGTATAACTGCAATAACAGGAATGATTTTAGAGGAAAATTCTACAGGCAATGCAGTAGCAACATTTTCTTTTTACCCAAGTAACTATATAGTAGCTGCTCAAAGAAATACCGTAGTTTTTGCCTCTGTTGCAACACAAAAATTAGGACTTCAAAGTAACGCTTCATCAAGTGGTGCTGCTCAAGACATTTGGTTTAGTACGTTTGGTACAAATGCAACTTACCAAATGCAAATAAAAGCAAATGGGAATATACAAATAAATACCAACACAGACGCAGGGTTTAGATTTGATGTGAATGGAACTGCGAGGGTGCAAGGACAAACACAAATAATCAGAAATGATGCAAATAGCACGGGTACGCTTATAATTAGAAATACAAGTACAACAGGTGCTAATTTTATTTTATTAGGAGAAGATGCTGCAAATAAAAACTTAGGTTTTGGTTGGCATCCAAGCGGAGCATCTACATTTAATTCACTTGTTCCAAATACTGCATATATGTATGTTTTATCAGGAGCATCAAAATTAGCATTTAATACTACAACATCATCTCAACCTATTACATTTTGCACAAATGACTGGAATGAAAGAATGAGAATATTTGGAGGTGGAAATGTAATGATAGGGGGTGGAAATACACCAACAGATATAGCAAGTTCAAAATTAACAATAGAAAGTACTACACAAGGCTTCCTTCCTCCGAGAATGACGACTGTACAAAAAAATGCAATAGCATCGCCAGTTGCAGGTTTAGTTGTTTACGATAGCACACTAAATAAATTATGTGTAAGAACCGCTTCAACTTGGGAAACAATAACATCACTTTAATAATTAAAAAATGAGAGAAATACAACAAATACAGATTTGGAAAAACGGAGAAGTTAAAACTGCTTCAATTTTAGACGCACAAATAATTAGCGATAACTTGCAATCTAATTGTTCATTTTATTGGATGCTAAAAGAAGCGGATACAGTAGTAGAAGAACAAACAATATCAGGTGCGGTTTTAGCAGATGGAAACGCAAACTTATCAGGTGAAGATTATGATAATTGGGATGGAAATAACAATTACGCATTTGAATATATTGCACAACAAATCAAAGTAGTATTATTATGAATTTAGACATTACAACAATCAGCGAATTAGAGTTAATGAAATTGGTTTATGAACAAAATCAACTTTTACAAACTACTCAACACAATTTACAAGTGTTAAATAAAGAATGGGAGAAACGTGTAAAAAAAGAAACAAATGAAAAACTTCTTTAAACAAAATTACCACAAGCATTTAATCGTAGGTGCTTTTATTGGATGGGTATTATCACTTACATACTCAGGAGTACCTTTATTAATTCAATTATTCTTAACCGCTTTTGTTACGGGAGTAATTGCTACAATGTGGGAATGGGGTTGGAATATGTATAACCAAGCACCAATTGACTACGAAGACGTAAAATATTCGATTATAGGCGCATTAATTACTAATATAATAGTTTTGTTTATATGAATTTTTTTATTGAAAACTGGTTAGCATTGATTGGATTTATCACAACACCGATAGCGTGGGTATTTGGAGGGCGAATGAAAGCTAAAAGTGATGCGGTGACTTCAATGCAATCAATGTACGATGGTTTCCTAAGCGATTACAAAGACAGAATGACCGAAGTAATGACTGAACTTTCTGAAATCAGAAAACACAATAGAGATTTGCAAAATAAATTTAATGACATTCAATTATCATACGCAAAGGAAGTTGAAGTTTCAAGTAATTGGGAAAAATTACATCGCGAACTTGAAGAAAAGTACAACAAACTGCAAAAGGATTACGATTGTTTAAAAGTAAAAGTTACTAAATTAGAGAAAGGATTATGAGATTAGACCAAAAATACAAAACTTTATTTAAGAAATACGGTATCAATACACCGTTAAGGACTGCACATTTTCTAGCACAATTACATCACGAAAGTGGTGGTTTTAAATATTTAAAAGAATTAGGAAACGATGCTTACTTTTTAAAATATGAAGGAAGAAAAGATTTAGGCAATACTAAAGCAGGTGATGGTGCTAAATTTAAAGGTCGTGGGTACATTCAAATAACAGGAAGGTCAAATTATACAGAACTTTCAAAAGAATTAAATATAGACTTTGTAAACAATCCACAATTATTAGAACAAGAAGTAAATGCAGTTTTATCTGCTTTATGGTTTTGGCACAAAAAGAAGTTAAATATTTTTGCTGATGAAGATAATATTTCAACAATCACTAAAAGAATTAATGGTGGTTTTAATGGAATTGAAGACCGTAAACAATTACTTCAAAAATATAAAGAATTATTATTAGTTTAGAAAAATGAAAAAATACATAATTATATTAGTTAGTTTTCTTTTAATATCTTGTGGTTCAAGAAAAGTTACAAAATCTAAAATAGAAGAAAAGAAAGATAGTGTTTCAGTTGTTGTTGAAAAAACAGAAATAAAAACAAATGAAAATACCGAAATAAATAACAATTCTAAAATAGATAAAACTGAAGATGAATTTATAATAGAACCAATAGACAATACTAAAGAAATAATTGTAAATGGTAAAACGTATAAAAACGTTAAAATAACACACAAAAAAACAAAAGACAATAGTTTACATATAAATCAAAAGAAAGTGTCTAAGAATGCTTTAAAACAACAACTGAAACATAATAAGCAAACTGTTTCAAGTTCTAAAGTATCTAATGAAAAGAAAATAGATAAAAAGGAAAGTTTAGTTAAATATTTATATTATTTAATTATACTTATAATATTATATCTTATTTACAGATATAGAAGTTATGTTTTTTGGTTTATTAACATATAACTATAATAACTTTATTGACCTAACTATTTACTATGTCAAAAAAAAAGTGTTTATTTGCTAAATAATTTTAGTATATCTTTAAAAACAAAAAATTAAAATAATAAAAATATCCAAAAATTTAAATAAATATTTAGAAAA